TTGATTGCCCGAATTGCCGTAAATGAGCTGGCAACGGCAACGGAAAGCGTTAGGGTGGTAAATCGGTTGCTTGTCGCGGACAATGGGCAAGGAAGCGATGTTTTGCGAGTTTTGGCAAGGCTGGCGGTGCAAGACAATGGCGCGGGCGTTGAGGCGGTAAATGTGGCCATTAAAGCCACAATCCAAGACGCAGGAGCGGGTAGCGAGGCGTTGTCGGTGATCGTGCAAACAATAATCCAAGAGGCGGGAATCGGCACGGATGAAGTAAAGGCGGGGGGGTTGGAAAAGTTTGTCGCCGATGAAGGCGCGGGAAGCGACCAAGTGGCCGTTATCTTGAAGCAAATCTCAATCAAGGATTTAGGCAGTGGTGATGACGCGGTAAATATGTTGATAAGGATTGCCGAGAGCGACAGCGCGATTGGCGTGGATGTCGCAAAAGTTTTGGCAAACATTTTGCTTGCCGACAGCGGAGTGGGAAGCGAAAAGATAAGGGCGAGGTGGACGGAGTGGTTGTGCAAAACCTATACTCGTAAAACCAGTCCATATAGCAAAAAGACAAGCCCATATAAAAAATGTAATTAAAAAGCTATGAAAGGATATTGCACCAAAGAAGACATTGAAAATTATCTATTGACCGAAATTGACGCGACAATGGACACGCAAGTTGAGGCGTGGATTGAGGCAATGGAGAATTACATTGACAAAGAAACAGGTCGGAATTTCAAAGCCGACACAATCGCCAGCGAACGGCTTTATGATGGGGACGGCGATCGCGAGATATTCATTGACGATTGCGTGGAGATTGAAAAGGTGGAATTGGACGATGAAGAGATTGATTATTTCGCTTATCCGGCCAACGAAACACCGAAAATTATTATTGCCCGGGAATACGGGAAATTCACCCGAGGGCGGCAGAATGTGGCAATAACCGCAAAATGGGGATATTCGGTGGCGGTTCCGGCCGACATTAAATTTGCTTGCACGGTTTTGGTGGCCGGGATTATCAATAACGCGGCGGATAGCGGCGGCGAAGTAAAGTCAATCACGATGGGAGAATATAGCGTGGCATACAAAGACACCAAACAAACCGGCGATTTTGAAAGTATTAAAAACATCCTTGCCAAATACCAACGGATGGCGGAATTATGATTGAATCATTATTTGATAAAATCGTTGATGTTTATCGGCTTTCCGATGACGAAAGTCCGGACGACATTGACACGGAAAGCTACGCGGTCAATTTAACCGGCGTGGCGTGCAATATCCAGCCGCTGGATGCGGAATTCAGGGAATCAATGGGCGGAGGCTATGAAAAGGATTATCGGATGTTTTGCGAGGATTGCGACATTGCCGAAAAAGACCGGATTATTGACGGCGAAGATGAATACGAGGTTTCCGGCGTCAAGAGAATGTCGTTTATGGGATTGGCGCATTTGCAGTTGACGATAACTAAAAAACAATAGGATGTTTTCTTTCAAGATTGATATAAAAGAATTGGACGAAGCGATAGATTTATTGGCGAAATATCCCGAAACCACCGATGAGAATATCGTCAAGGTTTTTGACAGGTTATTGCCGGAGATCGCCGCCAAATCAAAACATAACGCGCCGGTGGATACCGGTCGGTTGAGAACGGGAATTCATTGGCGGATTGAGAAAACGCCCGGAAACGTGAAGGGTATTATTGAAGATCCCGTAAAATACGCTCCTTATGTCCACGAAGGAACGCGCCGGATGAAGGCGCGCCCGTTTGTCAGAAATGCAATTTTAAATTGGGGAGTTCACCAAACAAAAAGAGAGCTTGAAAAAAACTTCTTAAAAACCAAGCGGGGGCTTATCTGATTTTCCGTGCAGTATCGCTTTGAGCTTTTTGACCATTTTCGGATTGCCTTCAAAAACCTTTTCAATGATGAATTCAATGTTATCGTTGTTAATCGTGAATTCAAAGCTTTTGTGGCGCGGTTTGTCGTTTTTGGGCATAGACGAGTGTAGCACTTGATTGTTTTATGGGCAATAGGTATAATTAAAGAAATTAAATAGTATTTTTCGCTAACCAAACCAAGGGGCGAATTCCACCGCAGAAATGCGGCGGGGTTCGCCTCTTTTTTTGTATGATAAACACGATTAAAAATGCCATTATCGGATTTTTGGAAACATTGGAGGGGATTAAAAATGTTGCCGGATACATAGATTCGGAAGGAAAAAAGGGTTATCCGTATATCTGCGTTGTTTGGGATAGCAACGAATCGGAGATTATTACCAACGCGCAAGATCGCGTGCGTGCAAATTATAAGATTGTTCTTTTGCAAGAAAAATTGGAGCAATTCAAAACCCGCGCCGGAGCTGAATCAACCAGCGATGACAGAACATATAAAATTGAGAAGCTTTTCCGCGATAATAACGATCTTGGACTTTCGGATGTATTGCGAGTTTTGCCGGTGAGTTCAAAAAAAACATACATTGACGGCGGCACGAGAATTCAAGTTGAAGTTTCAATAATCGTTGAATTTTTGCAGGATGTATCAATTTAAATTTAAAAAATAATAAAAAAACTATGTCAAGTTCAATCAAACGCAGGCAGACAGCAGGTATTGCTTTGGAAGCAACGCCGGGAACGGCAGTTGCCCCGACACATTATTTTGAATTTTTGGAGTGCGATCTCGCGGAAAAAATGGAGATTATCGGCGACACGCAAGCGCGCGGGTCGCGCTATGCCGAAGGCCCGGCACCGGTTGAAGGTAAAAAGTCCGGCGAAGGCAAGATTGAGATTTGCGTTGATCCGATAATTTTTCCATATTTTGCGGCATTGGCGTTAGGTTCGGTTTCCAGCGAGGTGAGCGGCGATGATTACAAGCACACCTCCACTTTGGCCGGCGGCAATGACCCTCTATCGGCCACAATCTGGCGCGGGCGCGTGGTTGACGACCGGCAATTCGCCAACGCGGTGGTGAATACGATGGAAATTTCGTTTGCCGATGATGTCGTCAAAGCGACGATTGATTTGCTTTCAAAATATCCGACAACGCAAACCAGAACGCCGACAAAAACAGACTTGAAGATTTACACATTTAAAAACGCAAGTTTGAAAATTGATAATGACACATTTAAAGCGCAAGAGTTTTCACTGAAAGTTGAAAATAACGTTGAGGCTAAATACGCGCCCGGAAGCAATGATGTTGACCGATTTATTGCCAAAGAATCAAAAGTGTCCGGCAGTTTCAAGCTGTTGTTTGAGACGACCGACCAGCGCACCGTATTTGAGGGACTAACCAAACAGGCGATGGTCTTGACGCTTACCGGCGACGATGGCGACAGCATTACCATCACCATTCCGCGATTACGGATTGAAAATTGGACAGAAGACGGCGGCCTTGGCGACGCAACGATGGAAGCCATTGAATTTACCGCCGAAGAAAGCGATGAGAGCGGCGAAGAGAATGTTATCACCATTGAGACTGTCAATAGCGTGGCCGAATATTTGGCCGAAGCATAAATTTAATCAAGGCGGGTGGAATTAACCGCCCGCCTTAACAAAAAAATGGAAACAAAAAAAATTGTTTGTCCGTTTTCTAAAACGGAAGTGGAGTTGAAAGCGTGGATTACGGGAGAAGAGAACAACAAGATTAGAAAGCAAATGCTTGACCACAATATGGCGATGAAAAGCGATATTGAAGTTAATTTGGGCGAAGCTGTCGTCAAAACCGAAAAAGCGAAAGTTGATGTAGTTGTTATTTCGGTTGCTGGCGAAAAAAAGAATATCTATGACAAAATTTGCGCAATGAGAAAATGCGATTATTCTTTCGTGATTGACGAAGTCAACAAAATTGCCGATGATGTTGATTTTTTATCCGAAGGCGGGAAGCCCGCCGCTGGTATCGCCTCGGCAAGTTAACGCCGGAAATGCAGATTGTGGCGATATGCCAAGAGTTTGGGTGGACATATTACCAGTATATGGAACAGCCGAAGTGGTTTATAGGACTTCTACAAGACAAAATGGAGATTGACGCGCAAGAGGCGAAAAAGGCGAGCAAAAAATAACCGCCTCACTATAAAAAAGTAAAATGGCCGATAATACTCTACAATTTATCATTACCGCCCAGAACAACGCAAAGCAAGCATTTAATGAGGCAAAAAATCAGTTAAAAGATTTTGAGAAAGAGACAAAAGACGTATCCGACACCATCAAAAAGATGACGGCTGGTTTTGCGGTTGTTGGCGCGGCAGTGGGGGCTTTTGGCGTCTCTTCAATCAAGGCGGCGGCGGATATTGAAACGCAAAAAATAGGATTCCAAACATTGCTTGGGAGTATGGAGGAGGCCGATGAAGCAATCAAAATGATACAAAGAGACGCGGCCAGCACGCCATTTGAATTCGCCGGCTTGGTAGAAGCAAATAAAGCGTTAACACTGGTAACAAAAAATGCCATTCAAAGTGAGCAAGTTTTGCTTGATGTGGGGAAGGCTTTGGCGGCGGGGGGAAAGGGGCAAGCCGAATTGGATAGAATTATTATGAATTTGCAACAGATTGGCAATACCGGAAAAATTACCGAAATGGATATTCGCCAATTTGGTTATGCGGGCGTGAATATACTTGAATTGCTTGCAGACTATTATGGAACAACCAAAGAAGCGGCGAGCGAAATGGTCAAAGATAGTGATAGCGCCTTTAATGATTTAGCGGCGGCCTTTGCAATGGCAGGTGGCGAGGGCGGCAAATATGCCGATGCTTTTAGCAATGCAGGTGGGTCTTTAAATCAAACGTGGTCTAACTTGCAGGATGCCTGGAACATATTTTTAGCGAATGAAGGGGCGAAATTACTTGAATGGGCAAAGAGTTTTATTCAAATTGCTACAAAAATTGTTCAAGAAACTTTGCCAAGTTGTATAGAAAAAATAGAAGAATTTACAAAATGGTTCAGCGAAAATAAAACAGCTATCGCCGCGGCCGCAGGAGTCATTACCGCATTATTAGTCCCCGCAATTACAGGGTATATGATACCCGCTTTTGTCAATGCGGCAAATATGATTGCCGCAACAATAAAAGTTTTGACATTCGGCAATCCTTGGGGTATTGCTATTGGTTTGATAGTTGCTTTGGCCGCGGCAATCATTATGAATTGGGATTTGATTAAAGAGAAAACGATTGAAATTTGGAACGCAATCAACGATTTTGTTTCTGGTGTTTGGGGAAATATCGTTTCAACAGCACAATCGGTATGGGGCGGGATTACTGACTTTTTTGTCGGCGTATGGGAAGGAATCAAAGAAGCATTTAAATTTGGCGCGGCGCTGGCTGTTGGATTGGTAATTGAATATTTTAATTTATTTGGAATTGATATTGTTTCAACGATGCAGATAATCATCGGAGCGTTGCAAATGGCTTGGACGACAATTCAAGCGGCTTTCAGTTCCGCCCTAAATTTCATTAAAGGCGTGTGGAATACGGTCTGGACGGCGATTAGCGGATTTTTAAGCCCGATATGGGAAAACATTAAAAAAACTATTGGTGATGCCTGGAATTGGATAAGCGGAAAATTTGAAGAATTGTCAAAACCGATAAGCGATGCCTGGAAATCAATGTGGGAAGGGATGGGCGAAGTGGTATCCGATGTTTGGGAAGGAATTAAAAATGGTTTTAAAACAAGCATAAATTTCATAATTAACGGGATAAATACGGTTATCAATGCGCTTAATTCAGTGGCAAGAAAGGGCGGAAGTGCTCTTGGTATGAGCGTGATTAGCATTCCGACAATTCCACAGTTAGCCTCCGGCGGCATCGTGAACCGCCCCACGCTTGCAATGATTGGCGAGGCCGGGCCGGAAGCCGTTTTGCCGCTGTCAAGCGCGTATAGCCCGATTCCTGCCTATGCCGGAGCGAATATCAATGTCTACATCCAAGGCGGCTATTATCTTGATCGCGACGCGGCCGACGAGATTGGCGAAAAAATTATTCAGAAATTGAAACAAACGATGAAATTGTAAAACGATGAATATCACTATCACCATTGCCGGCACGGATAGAACCAATGACATCGTCTTTGATTCAATCCAAAAAACAGATGCGGTCAACGAAGAAAAAGACACGCTGGTTTTTTCCGTGGACAAATACGCCAGCCGCGGGTTTGTGCCGGAGGTGAATCAGGAAGTGGTGATGGAGGTTGACAGCGTCAAAGAGTTTGGCGGGGCGATTACACAAGTTAAAAAATCGCTGGTTGACGGCCAGCGCGTGGTGTTTGAGGTTACCTGTTGCGATTATACGCAATTTCTGGCCCGGAAGCTGGTGCTGGAAAGTTATAGCAACAAAACGGTTGATTATATTATCGCCGACCTCATATCAAAATATGCCGAAGATTTTACCGGAGCGAATGTTGATTGCGACATTACCATCAAGACGATGTTGTTTAATCGGATGAGCGTTCCTGAATGTTTGGAAAAAATCGCCAAAGAAACCGGCTATTACTGGTATGTGGATTATGACAAAGACATTCATTTTTTTGCGCAGGAAGATAATGTCGCGCCGTTTGGAATTACCGACAGCAACGGAAAATCGTTGCGCAACAGTCTGAAAATTACGGATAACCTTGACCAAATCCGCAATTCCGTGACGATCCGCGGCAGTGAAGAGCGCGGAGTGGAGAGAACTGAAACCTATGTTGGAACGACCGACCAGATGATTTTCCCATTGGCAAACAAATTTGCGGAAGAACCAACGGTTGAGGTTGACGGGACGCCGGTGGATGTGGGGGTTGATTATCTTACCAAAGAAGAGGACGCGGACTGCTTCTGGTCTTACGAGCAAAAATCATTGCGCTTCAAGGCAAGTATGGCCGCCAAAAAGGTGGAAATTACCGGCATTCCCCTGTTTCCCATTTTGGTTAAAATTCCCGAACCGGTATCAATCAATCAATATGGCATTTATGAATTTTTCAAGGAAGACAAGAGTATTACCAGTCGTTCCGAGGCTTATCAATACGCCACGGCACAGCTTAATGGCTACAAGGACGGCGTGATTGAGGGGGAGTTTCAAACTGACACGGCGGGGCTTCGCAGTGGACAGATAATTAACGTGAAATCCGATTTAATGGGCGTGGACGAGGATTTCCTCATTCAGCGGGTTACATTCAAGCCGCAGGCCAAAGATAAGGCGATATGGAGCGTTAAGCTGGCCACGATGAGAACAATGGGAATAATCCAATTACTGCAAGATTTAATTCGCTACCGGACAATTAAAGAATTTGACCCGGAAAACTTGCTCACATTGGCACAACTTGACGACCAGATGACGATGACGGATGTTTGCACGGTTCCGAAAGCAACTACCTCCCCGCCCTATAAATGGGGTGCGTTCAGGTGGGGTTTCGGGACGTGGAGCGAAACTTAAAATTATGAAAATCAAATCCCAAAACAAATTAAGCGGCCGGTATCGCTTCAAAGTCTACAAGGCCGGCACGCGGGAGTTAATCCGGATCACGCCTTGGATTGAAAACTTAATTGTTAAAAATTCCAACAGCGGCGTGAATATCGCGATTAAAAATATGCTGGGCGATTTTACCTATACGCTGGAAATCACCCACGCCAAAATCGGGACGGGAACCACGGCCGCGGCGGACGGCGACACTGATTTGGAGGAGGCAGTTTTGAGCGACATCAAGGTTATGGACGCCGATGAAACCGGCCTTGACGAGGCGACATTCTTGTTTTTTATCGCCGATACCGAACTGGCCAACGATGATTATACCGAATTTGGATTGTTTTGCGGGGCAAGGCTTTTCGCGCGGTCAATTATCACGCCGACTTTTTCAAAAGGAGATAATCAAGATATTGAGTGCGAATATGTAATCACCAATAGTAATTCGTAAATATATGGCAATCACAAACGGACAAACGGCAGACGCCGATGACATCAATGCGGAATTAAGCGCACTGGCCAGCGATATTAGTGCGCTGGACGGAGCGGCAGTGAAAAAAACTGGCGACCAGAGCGTTGCGGGAGTTAAAACTTTTACCTCTATTCCTGTTTTGCCGGCTAGCAATCCGACCACCGATAATCAAGCGGTGAGAAAGGCGTATGTGGACAACAAATTCAATAATTTATATGTTGCGGGAACTGATTATAATGTTGTTTCTTTACCGACGGCACGAACTACGACGGCAGAGAGCTATACAATCAAAAAAGGAGCAAAGATTGGATTTGGTGGAACAGTCAAGGTTTCGTTTAAGTTAAGAACATATAGCAGTTCTACAACTGTTTACGGACGGATTTACCGCAATGGTGTGGCGGTGGGGACAATAAGAAGCACAAATAATGATGGTCATGGAGAGGTGTTCACGGAAGATATATCGGGTTGTGTTATGGGTGATGCAATACAAATTTATGCTTACACGAGCAATGCGTCGCATTTCGCGGAAATTTCGGGATTTTTAGTGCAAGTTGCTTCTTGCTACCCGACGGGAATTACCACTGTTGACGAATAAAAAGGTCGCATTAACAAAATGCCGGAAATTAAGCAAAAGTCATTTTAAAAAACCGATGAATAATCAAGTAATTATCACCAACGAACGCTTGACGGAATTCTGCAAACACCAGCAGGCCATTGAAGACAAATTAAGCGAGGTGGCCGACGACCTCAAAGAATTAAAAGACGCGTTCAACGACCAGACCAAGGAATACAAAAACATCTGCGCCTTAATCGGTGAAGTTCCTGCCGGAAAATCTGTGATGCAGTGCGTCCGCGAGAACGCCAACCGGATGGAGAAGATGTGGTGGGCGATGATTGTCGTTTTGGGCGTGATTGAGTTTTTGGCCAACTTCCCGAAACTGGCCGGACTGTTTGTTTAGGGTGTTGCTTTCCCGCGCGGGTTTTTGCCTTTTATAATTTTTGAGGCACCATATTTTCCCGCGCCGGAGAGTAGCACCTTATCAAAAGGAGGCGGACTATGATGAAGATACCGTGGTGTAGAGCCAACGCAATGGCGATCCCCGACTGGATGGCCGAGAATTGCAATCAGAAGCAATGCGCATACATTGTTTATGTGTGCGAACGCGATGTTGTGGACAACTACAAAAAACAAGGAGGGATATGAATCAGAAGCAAGAAAACCAAGGAGGATGGCAAACCCAAAAAGCGGCACCGGCGCGTGGAGGTGGGTTTCACCTCCCGGGAAGCCTGGGAGCTGATGAAACGGATGTATGACTACACTTGCCCCGCGTGCGGCCGCAGGGAGCCGGACATAGAACTCACGCGCGACCACATTGTGGCCGTGAGCGAGGGCGGGACTTCATTCGTGGAAAATCTGCAACCGTTGTGCAAGCACTGCAATCAAGAGAAAGGACGACAGAATATCTATTATCCGCCGAAAATAACAATGGAAAATCGGGCGCAATATGCTTGATTTTCCCCGTTTTTCCCGCTTGCCGGAGTCGACCCCGGCCTGCGGGAAAAGCGGGAGGCCCGGCGATTGGCCGCAAGGTGCATAGCCGGCGCTGTCTTGCTTAATCTATATTATGGCAATTCCGACTATCTTCCCCGCGCTTCGGGAGGCAAAGGGAAGCAACTACGTTTTTGCGGGGCTATGCCATAACCCCAAAC